GATAGAAAAGAACTATTTTTCCTGAACTTGGATCGGTTACCGAAGACATATATCTTGAGCCAGAAGTTCCCGTGTTAAAAACTGTTTCTGAACCTATAGCATTACTTACGCTCTGTGTGCCAATCGCACTTACAGTGCCGTCTGCATTGATGATTACCATATCACCATTTGCTAGTGCACCTGCGGCTGTACCATTTAACGATGGTGATGTACTGTCATTTGTCCAAGCATAATCACTTCCGTTCCAACTTAATACTTGCCCAGAAGAAGCACCACTTACATTAAGATGACTATCAACGTCACTATTTGTATAGCTTGTTATTGTTGGGTCACTATCTGGATTTATCAGTAATTTAGTCGCAGAAATCGCTGTACCTGCTACCACTGAAATCGTATCTGGTGTCGTTGACAAACCTCCAGTTGCAGCTTGCACATAATAAGTCTGCCCTGCTGTCAAACCACTTTGAGCATCATCTACCGAACCTGCCGTTTGGATTGTCGCTGTAGCACCATTAGCGTAAGCACCGTCAGATATACCTATAAAATTTTCCGCTGTTAGTGTAGCACCTCCAGTCGTGGGCGTACGCCAAACAACAGCCTCACCATCATAGCTATTGTCACTATCTTGATCTGTAAAAGCAAATATAATTCTATCATTTGAAGAGTCATAAGCTAATGGATTGTGTCCTGAGTTCTTTTGAGTAGTGCCTAAATTGGCAGGTGTACTAAAGCTTACACTTGTTCCTGAGATAGTCGCATATGCGTATCTTTTATTATATGGTGAAGCATCCTTTCCATAAACAACAAGTATCTTTTTTGAAGTTGGATCGTATATTGCGTTTGGAGTATTTCCTTTGGCACTTTCAATATGGGTTATACTACCAAAAGAAATACTATTTCCACTACTTGCTACTGTTCCAACAAAACCTCCCAAATATTCAGTAGCACCCACCTCATCTTGCATGAGTAACAACATTTTTCCAGAGTTTGTATCGTAGGTAAGATCAACATCTTCACCTTGTCGTAAATTTACTGCAGCCGCCATGCCAATATGTTGTTGTGTAATTGTACCTACGGCAGTAGCAACTTGCGTTGGGCTAACATCATCTCTACGAAACGCATAAACTACCCTTGCATTTACTGGATCATATTCAACTTTATTATGAAAAGTAGCACCATTGTGAGAATAAGTTGGACTTGAAAAAGAAATTGAGGTTCCACTAACACTTCCAACTGAGGTAAATCCTTTATTACTTGTTCCACGATATGACATAATTATTTGGGAATTACCTGAGTCATAAGCAAAATCATGGAAATAATGATATGTACCAGTTCCGTGCGTGGTTGCTGATCCAACGCTAAGACTTCCATTAGCCGCTAATGTAATTACTTTTGTTTTTCCTGCACCGCTATCACCCCAATCTCCAAAAGCAACAACAATTTTTTCGCTAACAGGATCATATATAGTAGCAATTTGTTTAGAATTTGAAGAATGTAAAGTAGTTTTGGTTCCAAAGCTGATTGTTTCACCAGAAACCGTTCCAACAACACCAGTCAAATAATAGCTATTATTTAGTCTGTCAGAATAGATAATTACTATTTTATTTAATGCTGCATGATAAACAGCATTCGGTGTTTCAGTATATTGCGTTGTATCAAAAATAGATTGCGCACCTATATTCTGTGTTCTTGGTGCCTCTATTATACTTACCGTTCCATCTGCATTGATCGCAACCGTTGCGCCATCAGTTAATGCTCCTGTTGCTACGGCAGTTAAATTACCTCCTCCACCACCTGTTGCCTGATCTACAAAACTTAAATTTCCTGATCCATCCGTTTTTAGGACTTGATCTGCACTTCCATCTGCTGTTGGAAAAGATAAACCATCTAAGATAACCTTCCCCGAACCATTAGGAGTAATAGCTATATTTCTATTGGAAGTAGATACGATACTATTGGTCTGAACATCTAAATCACCGCCTAACTGGGGAGAAGTGTCCTCAGAAATATTACCTAATCCACCACTAGCCATTGTAGTGAAGCTTAAATTTCCACTACCATCTGTTTTTAAAACTTGGTTAGCTGAACCATCTGCTGTTGGGTGAGACAGACCATCAATAATTACTTTGCCAGAACCGTTTGGCGTTATTGAAATATTGCCATTTGATGCAGAGACGATTGACTGTCCATTAACATCAAGCGAGCCTCCCAATTGAGGAGAAGTATCTTCAACAATATTATCAATTCCGCTAGTATCACTGTCTGCAACCCAAGCATAATCTGAGCCGTTCCAACCTAATAGCTGTCCACTGGATGCAGCGCTTGTATTTAAATGAGTATCTACATCGCTGTCACTGTAAGAGCTAACGGCAACAGGAGCAGTTTCTGCACCAGCACCCATACCGCTATGATTTCCGCAATAATAATAAAGTTGATCAGGAGCGTCTTGCTGTAATTGGACTTCTACATATGCCCCTGCGCTACCTGCTGTTCCTGATGTTGTAACACCAGTTGTATAAGCCGAACCACTGCCATGAGTACCGTCTGAAGTTGTGCTAAATCTAAGTGGGTGATTTGAATTTGTACTATCGCTTACATCAAATCTATATTTAACACCCTTGGGAATAAACATATCCTGTTGTGAAGTTCCATCTACAACAAACTTACCGCCAGCAACCGTGACAGTAACAGCTATACCTTTTAAGCTTCCGTCTGTTTGAACATCTTTTGCAAAAGTTGCTAAATTTCTGTTTATACTCATATCAGATCCTTAAATTGCATACTGTTGAACTTGCACAATATCCCCAGCATTACCGCCAGAAACTAAAGTTACTGTGCTGGAAGAAATTGAATAATCGGTATTCGGTAAAAGCAAAATGCCGTTTATGTAGACCGCACTTTTATTAATGTTATAACTGCCACTAAATGCAGTTTGCCCAGCTGTTGCTGTAAACTCAGTTGTCGAATAATTTGCAGAAGCACCGCCATACTCTACCACTTCAACAATATCGCCAGCACTAGCCCCTGCGCCTAAAACAACAGCCGTTCCTGAGCTTGACGTAAATGAGGAGGTATCTAATTTAGCTCCGTTCATAAACACCAGGATGTTACCAACTGTATAATTTACGCTAAAACTGGTTTGCCCAGCTGTCGCTGTAAATGCTGTAAAATTGTGAGCAGCACCCGAAAGAGTTAGATCAGCAGAAGACGGACTGATAAAGACATATGCAGAACCGCTAAGATTAAGAAGCGAACCAGTAGAGCTACTACGGAGCACACGGGTCAAAGTTTGGCCGGAGTGTGTATAGACCCCTTGAGATATTTCCCAGGCAGTACCATCTTCTATTACAAAAACGGTTGTATCCCCGTCTGCAATCCCACCATCTGCAAAACTTTGATAGCCACTACGGGGAGAGCCTAAACTTATTGTACCCGTGCCCGTACTGCTAGTTGAGACAGAGACCCTATCAGCAAATTTTACCATCTACTTTTCCGTTTCTTTTTTCTTCTCTTCTTGAGCCTCATCGCTCTTCAAATCTGTCGTGTAGCCTTTGTCAGATATTTTTTTTGCGACTTCATCAGAAACAAACTCAAAGTGATGAACTGTTTTTGTAGTCATAACCATTAGCTAATTCCTTATGATGGATCTGGAATACCCGTAGCAAATGAAGCGCCTGTAAATGAGTTTCCGTTAGTGACAGACTGAGAAGCTGATAAGCTGCCAGTGACAAGCAATCTGCTATTATTTGTATCGCTGATGGAATAGTGAGTAGCAGTGCCAGTGCCTGTAATACTTCCATCTGTGATTGCCGCAAAAACAACCTCACGCCCACCGCCAGATCTGTCAGAAGGTGCAGCGCCAGAAAGTGATGTAGAGTTTCCTAGTGTGTAAGTAGAAGTAGCTTCAGCATATGTAGTCGGCTCTTGACTACACACGTCTATTCTATTTGCTTCTGTGTCTAGGGTTGTGAGACCAGAGTCTAGCACTCTGTCATTTAATGTAGCCATTTTTAAGATCTCCTTATTTGGTTGGCATTATGGCAAGGTAGGCCATACGGGGTTGAGAGGATCAAAGCCGTCAGCTTGCGGCATATCCCTCAAAATCTGTCTTAGTGTGCGATAATTTTGTTTGTCAGTTTCAGATAACGGACTGTCAGCCGCTTGTGTCCAATCGGTTGCTGCTAGTCTTTCATTCCGTTCTTGTCTGAAATTATTAAGAGCAAGGTTATCATCTGCTACCCATTGCTCAGTATCTGCATTAAAGGTTACAGGGTAATCAGGTTTAACAGGGTATTCTTTTAATTGATTATTTTTGACGTAGTAATATTCATCTGTAAATTTACCTTCAACATATGACTCGCCTTCATTTACATTTAAATCAAGTGTTTCCTCAGAACAATTTAAAATGGAAATAATTTTTTCTGAATTGTAAATAGTATAACAATTCATTTCTTAAGTTCCAAATATGAGATTGTTGGATATAGAAACCTAGTCCATGATGTATTGCCGCCAGTATTTTGTACTGTAAGTGTATAGGTGATAGTAGAAGCACTTGTATTATTATCTAAAGCTTGCAAAGTAAATGATGGAGCATTGAAGTGTCCTACCATAGCTCCACTTAACCCTGCTATACTTGTTCCATTTTTTCTTAAATTATAATTAAACTTACGATACTCACCTGACGCTGTTACATAATTATTATTCCTATGCGTTGCAAATAGATTAGCAACAACTTGTGCGCTTGCTCCTGTGTTAGATACAGTCAATGTTACAAGTGTTTTGAGAGCAGTATCGGTAAATTGAACATCCGTCAGTGATGATCCAGTTGCCATTTGAGGAAACGTAACAACATTATTACCAATCTTTGCAGTAGTAATACTTGCATCTGTAATACTTGCTGCACCAATAATTCCTTGATCTATTTGTGCAGAATTTGTAATAATACCTGCTGTAGCTAAAAGTCCTCCTGTTATTGTATTAGCTACTATTTTGTTACCAGTAATTGAATTTGCTGCTATTTCATTTGCGCCAACAGCATTGGCACTAATTTTATTTGCTGTAACACTATTATCAGCAAGTTTAAGTTCTGTTATGAGACTATTAGGTATTTGTCCTATAGCAATTGAGCCACTTAATCCTGAGAAAGATGTTGCACCTGCGGTATTTGCTGCCCACGAAGACCCATTCCAAGCATACAAAACATTATCGCTTGTTAAATATACGTTCTGCCCAACAAAATCCCCACTGGAAGGTAACGATGAAACAGGTTGTATCATATCTAAACCTGCATCAATAAATATTTGTCTTATGCCATTTTCAAAATCAGGATCATCCAGATAAGTTGTTGTTGCTGATACTCCTGTCGTAAAAGCAGATTTATTCCCAGTATAATCTACTGATTTTAAAAAATAATATTTTGTTTGATTTAATCCAAGATTTGTTCTTGTAAATGTATCGCCACCTGAAACACCAACTTTTGTTGCACCAGTTGAACTATTGGTACTATTTTCATAAATCTCTACAAAATTCAAATCTGAGTCAGTTGGATTAGTCCAATTTATAGTAATAAACTTAAATCCACCTGTAGCAGATATAGCAGTTGGTAGGGCTGGAGCAGTTGTATCACCACCGCCTGTAAAAGTTGCTGTAACAAATGAGCCTTTAATGCCCTGTACGGTTACAGCCCTGACCCTGAATGTATATTCTACAGCGTCCACTAACGGACTTAGTTCAATGCTTGTTTCTGTTGTTGTTGTCGAATGATAATTACTATCGCTTGTGGCTTTGTATTCAACTTCATAATGAGAGATGAAACTATTGCTTGGAGCAGTCCAAGAAACAATTGCACTATGAATAAAAGTACCATCACCAGCAGTACGCCCACCGCCAGAAATATTGAGAGCAGCAATAGCAAGACTAGCGCCTACGCTTGGGAGCGTCGAATTGTTACTTAGTATTTCGCTTTCTTCTGCTGACCAACTAAAAGCAGCTGAAGATGTTTCACGAAGTGTTAAGCTTACACTTAGTTCACCGCTGGAACTATCGTTTGAAAACTTCCAACCAACTACCTCAAATTCTTTTGCACTCCATCCGTAACGGCTATTGGTTATTCCTACAACGTCACCAACTTGAACGTTAAAAGCATCTAACCCAAAATCCGCTGAAACGGTCATGCTTTCACGCGCTCTAAACAAAGTCATCTTGGCTAATCTTTGAGCCATAGCGCTAGACGTTGTGTAGGGTAGGGCTAAGTCAACAGCGCTTTCTACACCAGCATCATTTGTAATAAAGGTTGAGCTTCTTATTTCTGGATAATCAGTGCGTATATAATCGTCAGCAGCAGAATTAAACATTCCGCGAACAATGTTAAAGCTATCGCGTCTGCTAGGTTTTGTTTCAACGCTAATCCCAGATCTAAAATCATCTAGGGTAAAAGTTTTAACAGCTGCTGTGTATTCTCCTACTTTTAATTGCCAGTTACCCTGACCCCAAAATAATGTAGCAGCGCAAGAAGTCATCATATCTGCTAGAATATCAGACGGGCTTCTGTCTAAACTTACAACACCGTTTAGCTCATAGCGCTTTTCAGTGCCGCCACCAGATAAGGTAACAGTTTCATCACAGGCATTAGCAGCTGCTGAGAAAGTTGTATCAAGAGTGACGCCTGTATTATCTACACCATAAGAGCTAGTGAGATAATCACGAATACATAGAGCCGCATTTGCTGAGAAAGCAGTGCTAGAATTTCTGGGATCATAAACCTTTTTGCCCTCAACTATTGCAGTGAATAAAGGTATTCCCTCAGCAAAAACATTTTGATCATACTCCATGCGAACATAGAGACAAGCAATCCCTTCACCTTTAAAATTTGTATCTTGACCAGCGCTAGGAGCAACCCCGTCTATTTTCCATTCTGGGGGATCTGTAATAGCGTTTAGTGTGCTGTAAACATTTTGGTTATCAGCGCCTGTAAACTTGCGAATATATATCTTAGCGTTACTGTCTGCGTCTTTCCACCTCGCATCAGAAACAAAATAATCTGAGCCAATTGTTACAGTTGCGTCATTGATATAAACAGAGCCAATGCCATTAACTTCATGTCCACCCAAAACAATTATTTGGTGCAGAAATTTATTAGTATCACCTGTACTTTCAACGTAAGATACTACACCGCCTTTACGGATTGTACCGTATATAATTTCTTGTGGCGCTGTTGCTGTTCTAGTATTTGCAATTAATCCCTGACTTGTGCCGAAAGCTCCAAAATCAGGAGTTGGAGTAAGTGCTTTAATAGCCCAAGTAGTAACTGCTGATATTGCTATATAGCTTATAGCTTTACTTATAAATATTTGAGTAGCTGTTGCGCTGGCTAATATATTCCCACCGAACAGTATAAAAGGATCTCTAGGTATTCTCTCCCAGCTGTTAAGGCTGACCAATCTGTAATTGTAAAGACTGTCTTTCACTCTAGCACCCAACCACTTGTAATTGTTTCTATCGGTAGAGCTTCCAAAGACTGCTTTCCTAAAAAGACAGCGCTGCTCCCTATGCTTATTCCAAGAGCATCATTTATTACCCAACGTCTAGCAGCCTTAGTTGTAACTAGACTCCCTCTAGGTGGTACTCCGTCAACTCTTGTCAGCTTTGTTTTTAGAGCTTCATAAAGTGTATTTGCTCCAAACCGTTTTCTGAGTTTTTCCCGACTTAAATACATTCCGTTTTCTGTATATTTACACAGCCAATCATCAGCGTAACCAATGCCATACATTGCGCGAAAACAGTTGTTAGTAAAAATAAAGCAATCGTTTGTATGCCATTG